TGGTGCAATACCAAGTTTTAGCATATTCTGATAACATTGTGTTGCAAATGTATAAGCAGGAAATACACTATATTCTACTGTTTCATCAGAAGAACCTTGCTTCTTATCTTCGGCGGCAAGTCTCCATTCTTTAGGTTCGTAGAACTCTGGTTCATCATCGACATATCGTCGTGATACCTCATTCCACACAAGTCCTACCTGATGCTTAACTAGTTGACGAGCAACGAACACTGGTGCTTTGATATGGAATTGCATTGATGCATGTCCAAATGGACTCCAATGGTCGTGTTTTGCAAGAAAATTAATAAGTCCAGTGTCACTCTTTTTATCAAATTCTTCGTGAACTTTTGCAAAAGAAACACGGGCAGCGTTTACTACTGATAAGTCACTACCCATATGGTCTATAATTTTTACTTCCATAATATCTCCAAAAATGGTGCCGGTGGTAAGAATCGAACTCACAACCTATTGCTTACAAAGCAATTGCTCTACCGTTGAGCTACACCGGCGGATGGAGCGGGTAAAGGGAATCGAACCCCTGTCATCAGATTGGAAATCTGAGGTAATACCATTATACGATACCCGCCGTAGTTCAAACCTTCTTAGGATAGAACTTCTTTTTTCCGTTGCCGTTGTTGTTCTTATTATCGAACCGGCGGTTAGGATTATACCCCTTTGGGCGTTGCATGGCGATTTTCTTCATTCGCTCAAGTATGGTTTCAGCATTTGTCTGCAACTCAGCGCATTCAAATTCTAGTTCCTTTACCCTCTTTTTAAGGGTAGAGATTTCATGCTCTTGGTGAGCAACAACACGATTATCTGGATTTCCATCAAGATAAAGTGTAACCTCAAGGTCTTTTAGACTATTTTCGGACATAACTTCCTTCCTCTATAAGTTTCAGTAATTGTATTCTATACCTTTGGTCATTGATTGTCAAGAACCCTTGGTAATTTTTCATCAATTTTTTTACATCATTCCAAATAAAATCTCCGAGCAATTGTTTATCCCATTTCTTATCATATCTAAGCATCTGATTTAATATGATAAGAGTTTCTAACGACACCCTCTTACCCAAGTACTCTTGTAGTAATTTGGGATGGTTATTAGATTTAACTATAAATAAAGGTTCAAAATCTTTAACTAATGGTCGCATTTCATCAGTAAAAATTGTGTAAAAATTCTGTTTTCTATACAACCAATCTTCATACGTCTTATCATCAAACCGAGCAACATAACCATCTGGATTACTGACAAAGTTTGCCACCAGATAATTCTTAATATCTTGATATTCTTTTTTTCTGGATAATTTGACGAAGAAGAATCTATCCTTCCTCTTATAGAAGGAGTCTCTTTTGATACGAGTTTTACCTTCATATTTAAAGTAGTCATAATTTCCATCACCAAAATGTGCCTTTAATGCACAATACAGTAGATACACATCAATTGGTTCCATTACAGATACGTTTCGATACCCAATCAGTTAAAATACAGGGAATTAACCCATGAATAAAAAGAACCACACCCATAGACCATGCGTGAGCAAGGTGGTAAATGTAGGTAGTGTTCTGTTCTTTAAGGTGTTTCATATAGGCAGTTGTGCCTGTTTAGGTAAAAAATTCAAGTCCCTGGCGTTTGCTTCGATCTTTTCTTTAAGTCCTTTTGTAATAAGAGAACCTACAGCATCAGGCTCAAGGCCTTCTTTTTCGCATAACCATAGAGCGGCATCAAAGTGATTGATACCCTTTTCTTTAGCGACTTCTTCTATTTTCATAGAGAATATCTTTGGGGTGTTCACTTTCATCTTGTCTCCATATCGTAAAAAAGGTTGGGGGGTTAACCATGACCCCCCACGGATGTATTACGTCATCACACGTTAGCATTACGCTGTGCGGAGAGCGGCGTAACCAGCAGCAACAACTGCACGAGTTGGCGTACCGAGCATATACTTCATATATGTCTCACCGTCATAAGACGATACACGCTTGTTCAGATAGATCGAAAGACCTTCAGAACGTAGTTTGCTAATAACAGCACGAACATTCTTCACACCATAACGTGACGAAATCTGTTTTGCAGTTAGTTCTGCACCATTTACAAGTGCGGATTCGACTTTAGCAGTCTGAGTAGTAGTAGTCATTTATATGTTTCCTTAACATTACAAATAAGTCAGAATTATTCCAACTTTTAGATTAGAAGTTTTTAGAGTACTTCTTTTAACTCATCAAGGTTTCCCTTGAATTCTTATTATGTACACAGTATAACAGGTTATGCACAAAATTGCAAGTCCCTTTTCAAATAAAGTGGGGGAAATTCTGTTGCTAGGTTTTCCCCCGAACCCCGACAGATTATGCAGCTAGTGCAAAATCCTCATATGCAATATTATCGTTTGCATTTACTAATTTGACCAATAACGGAGTCATCCGACAATTCTCCACTCATCTATCTCTGCCTGTCGATCCTATTTCGCCCCCATCAAAAGAAGACTAAGTAAAGTATTCCTGTAAGTAAGACTATATCTGCACAAATACTCCAAAGAATATATGCTTTAAACATCCACTTACTAAACTCTCGAACTAAGGGGCTCTTCATCTTGATCCCCTATCATTAACTTAATCACATCAGTCTCCTTTTGGTGGAGGCGGTGGGTACTGCCCCCACGTCCAGTTCAGCTCTCAATTCGCATCATCAAATTGTATACTATTTATACCATATTGGTCTTAAATAATCAAGTTCCTTTTGAACTATCTTTAAATAAATTGATCACCAAGCATTGTACGGATAGCCTTTTCATTAATATTCTCAATCGATCCTGACGATAGGATACATATTTTTCCAACAAATTCTTCGCTGCTGGGTGGGGGAATCTGAATAACAGTAAAGGTTCCTTTTTTTGCATTTATCCATAACATAATTCTTAGGTGTACCACAGATCCATCTGGAAATACAAATGGCTCTTGACCCATCAATATAGGCTTTTCTTCATACTGTTCTGATAAGGAAGAAATAGCCTTTGAAGCATCAACACAAACCACTGGTTTTTGTGTCATCACACTACCACTTATGTACTCGTCTTTTGATTCTTCTTGTGCTGTGGCCGTGATACTAAAACTAAGCAGCCCCAGCAGTAAGAATGTCAGCGACTTTTTCATCTTGCGCCCTCCATTCGTCTATCGCATCTACAAGCAATTCAGTATATGCTGATTTATCCTTTACAAATTCTTGAACTGTTCCGTCTTCTGTTACTACGAGAATGACTAATTGATTTATGGTCTTACCTGTCATTTCTTGGAACATTTCAGCATACGCTGCACACTGTATATAATAATTTTCGTTCCAATCATCGGTACGTTCTTTAGTAGATGTCTTGAAGTCAATAACGGATAGCTCACCTTTATATTCTGCGATACAATCAACTCTGCCTGCTACCTTATATTTAGTAGAATACATCCCTGCCTCTTGTGCATATATGTCACCAATATTACACAGGACTTTATCCCTCAATACCTTGAACAATGCATAATGTAGAAACTTTTTCTTATGTTTCATCCATGCTGCTGGCCAATTCGTCTGCATATTGTTAAGGTAATCTTCACACATATGGTGAATAGATGTACCCCTTGCTGCAGCAGTCCTTGCTATGTGATTAGCAACATCGTTACCAACACGTTTACGCCACTCATACAGTCCCTTTTTATTACGAATAGAAAGTACTGTTGTGATGGAAGGGTAGTTTCCATCAGGTGTAACATAAAATCGTTTCTTATCTATCGTTGTAGTTGTTAACGGGGTCAGCTCAATCGGTACATGATTAAATGTTGTCATAATTATATATTTCTCATTCTTTCTACGAGGCGGTCTGCTCGTTTAGTTACTTGGTTATACCATCTGCTATCAACCATCTCATCTGCGGCATCATTCCAATTACGGGAATCCACACCACGTTTCATACCCTTAAATTTGGATAAGCGAGTACGGCCCATATTGAAAATCATATTAGCAATGATTAACTGTGCTTCCTCTGGCAATTCATAGAAGTCGCTATAAAGTGTTGTACAGTCATCTAGTACAATCTGTACGTCCTGTTCAAAAACTTCATAACACCTCTCTTCAGAAACTTCTGTCCCTACTGAACTTCCGTTCTCTGGATCTGATTCTGTTACTAGATGGCCGATACCAAAAGTAGCGTACCCAAGATGGTCATTGTAAATCTTATATACAATGCCTTCATCTCGTTCTAATTCTTCTCTAAGTTGTTCTATATTCATTTGTGTGTTCCTTTAACTAACCAATCGTGTGTAATAGTCTTTTAAAAATTCTGATTGGTCTTTTCCACCAAGAGAAATTTCATTACGAAAACTCTGTGCGCCAGGATGTCCACCTAACCGCATTCGACGAGTATGCCATTTCCGACTCTTCTTTCGCCATTTTGTTCTCCATTCTTTATGAAGCTGTCTTGCTTCATTCAAATCCATTCCCTCATGTTTCCAATACATATCTGGATCGAATCTAAATTCAGTAAATCCATATCGTTTCGGGTCTAGACTATAAGCAGGGTAACTTGATACCTTTGCGATGTCATCAATATGGGGATATACATTAAGTGATCTAAATCTAGCATTTAATATATTTTGTTCTGATGCCCACTCAAACTGTTTACGTTGGGATTCGAGAGTTTCACCAGGCAATCCAATAATAAAATTACCTACAATGTACATACCTTTATCCCTAAACTTACTTAGGATATCAATTACCTTTTCTGTTGCTAACCCTCTACCAGATGCTTTTGCAACCTTATATGTCAAACTCTCAACACCAACTTGTAATACTTTAAATCCACTGTCTGCCATCATATCAATAATGTCTGGATATTTATGGCATAGGTCTGCTCGTGCATATGAAGCAAATATTGGTTTGAATGGCAAACTCTTTACTACTTCATGAAAGTCTTTGACATGTTCATAGTTGTCATTGAAACAGTCAGTTGTTAAATTAAATTTATATACACCAAATTCTTCATGGTAATGCATTAGTTGGGAACGTATGTCATCTTGGTTTAGTTTATGAGAAAACCCTTTATCATAATGACAAAACTTACAATTAAAAGCACACCCTCGACTAATTTCTAATGACAACATCTCATGTGACGCTACAACATCTTTAGATTGAAATGGAGATATAGGAATATCATATTTTGGCCACTCTGGATGCTTACCTACATTGATAAACTTGTAACCATTAATATCTTCGTACTCAATAGTATCCCAATTTTCAATCACATCTGCTACTGCTTTGTCACCCCATCCTAATATCCAACGATCAACATAATCTTTTAACATAAAATCTTTTGTATCAATACCTCGACTGAAAGTATATATATCGTTTGTCCTAGCACCACCACTTATTATTTTAATATCAGGACAAATTAACTTGATTTTTTCAAAGAAGCTAACAATCTTTTCAGAAGAATCCCAACACAAGTTCATGGTGGCTGTTAGATAATCCTCAATGGTGTAACCAACTCGTTGATTTTTTGCTGAGACAAAACAATCACTATATGTATTTTTAATCTCCAACATCTCGTCAGAATATAGGAAGGTATTGGATATACATAAAAACTTTGTATCAGGGGTAACTAACTTCTGAAATATCTTAAAAAAATCACACTCCGCTCTTGTAAAGAAATCAAATACTACTGTATCAAATCCTCGTTTACGGACTTCGGCTGCACAAGCATAGGGGCCGAGATATCTAGTATATGCCATATGAGGGGATTCATTTAGAAAAATAACCTCATTCACTACTCTGTTCCAAAACCCATTTTTATTTTATTAATAAGATAAGAACGTACAAAGCCACTCCGTACAATGTCACCAATGGTAAACTCAGTACAATTAAATTCGTCCATCTCTTCAAGAATTCGTAAGAAATCATGTAATCCATTTTTCTCGTTTGTTTTCTGCAAATCAGTTTGACTAAAATCACCACAGAATATAATTTTAGAATCTTGTCCTATCCTAGTAATGATAGTATCAAGCTCGTGGAAGTTCATATTCTGACACTCATCTACTATAATGATGCTGTTATCAAAAGTCAATCCCCTTAGAAAAGAAGTTGACAGAAAATATAAAGTTCCCTGTGATTTTAATCGGTCATAAAGAGAGTTGAACTGCTGTTCGTTTGGTGCTTCAAACATAAAACGAACCATATTCTGATAT